CGCCGCCGCGCAGCGAGCCGGGAAGCGGCAGGACGTTGCGGTCCTCGCGCTGCGCGGCAGCGCTGAGGATCACGAGTTGCGTGTCGGAAAGCTTGGTCATCTGGGGTCTCCGTGTTCGAGGCCCGCGTCATGCGGCGCCTTCTACGACCCCGAGCCGCGCAGGGCGCGCGGCAGGAGTTCCGGCCGCGCCGGAGATCAGCGGGCGTGCTCGCCCTCGCCGAAGGCGCTGTCGGTGATGCGCTTCAAGAGGCTGGCGTAGTGTTCGAGGGTGCCGACCATCGCCCAGCCCGCCTCGTCGGGGGCGCAGTTGAAATGATCGTCGCTCAGCGCCTGCAGTCGGGCGAGCATCTCGTCGATTTCGGCCTTCTTGCCGATGAAGGCCGCGAGCGCGTTCGCCCGGTTCCTCGAACCGGTGGCGGAACCGGGCTCACCCTTGTTCCTGCGCGCCTTCTCGGCGCGGAGTTCGTGGCGCGGGGTGGTGATCGGGTTCAGGCGGGTGGTCATCGTGGTGGCTCCTTGGTGAGTTGCATCGCTTCGTTGAAGTGACGTTCCCTCTGTCCGCCGCGCTTATCAACTCTATAAGCACATGATTTCGAATGATAATCGGAGCCGTCGATGCGGGGCATGAGCGAGCGCCAGTACGCCGCGCATGTCGGGCTGTCGCGGGGCGCGATCCAGAAGGCGAAGACCGCCGGCCGGCTCGTCCTGCACGAAGACGGCAGCATCGACGCCGCAGCCTCCGACAAGCGGCGGGCCGAGACGACGGACCCGTCGAAGAGCAGACCGAAGTCGGCGAGCCGCCCAGCCGGCATGAAGCCGGTCCCGGCGGCGGCCATCGCAGCCGTCGGCGAGACGCTTCGCGAGAACGGCGTCACCGTCCCGGATGTCGGCGACGGCGCAACGTTCATGAAGGCGAAAACCGCCAACGAGGTGATGAAAGCTCAGGAGCGCAAGCTGCGGCTCCAGAAACAGAAGGGCGAGCTCGTCGATCGCAATCGTGCCGAGATGCTCGTGTTCCGCCTCGCGCGCGAGGAACGCGACGCATGGGTGACCTGGCCTGCGCGCGTAGCCGCGCAGATGGCGTCGGAACTCAATACCGCGCTCGAACACCAGGATACCGCCAAGAGCGGCGCCTCAGAACCGGCGGTGACGACCGCGCTGATCCAGAGACTGCTCGAAACCCATGTCCGCGCCCAGCTCGACAGCCTCGCCGATGTCCGGCCGAGGCTCGGATGAGAGTGCGGTCGACTTCGACGGAGCGGAGGGACTTCTTCGGGCATGGCGCAGCGGCATCCGTCCCGATCCGGACCTGACGGTTTCGCAATGGGCGGACCGGCATCGGCGGCTGGGTTCGCGGGCCTCGGCGGAACCCGGCCGCTATCGCTCTGCGCGCACGCCCTACATGCGGGAGATCATGGACCGGCTGAGCCCGGGCGACCCGGCCCAGCGGGTCGTGTTCATGAAAGCCGCGCAGGTCGGCGCGCCGCTCGCGCTCGACACCCCGGTGCCGACGCCCTTCGGCTGGACGACCATGGGCGAGATCGCCGAGGGCGATCTGCTCTACGACGAGCGCGGGCGCATCTGCCGGGTCACCGGCCTGTCGCCGGTGTTCGACGATCGGCCCTGCTTCGAGGTGGCATTCGACGACGGGGAACATATCGTCGCGGACGGCGAGCATCGCTGGCCGGTCTGGGACTTCACGAACGACCGGCCCGCCGCGCGCACGCTCACCACGGCGGAGATGGCCGGGCGGGCGATCATCGGCGCAGGGGCCAGGCGGAGGCGCTATGCCATCGACTGCTGCGATCCGGTCGACATGCCGGACCAGGACCTGATCCTGCACCCCTACGTCCTCGGGCTCTGGCTCGGAGACGGCTCGTCGATCATGAACCACATCTCGCTGCACGAGGAGGACGCCGAGATCGTCGGTCACCTCCGCGCCTGCGGCGTCGAGGCCGAGTTCCGGCTGCCGCACTGGCGCAAGGGCAGGCTTGCCAATGTGGTGATCGACCCGACGTTCCGGATGCGCCGAGAGGACGGCGCCTCGCTCGCGGACTGCTTCCGGTCGCGCTTCGTGACGCGGCTGAGGCAGCTGGACGTGCTCGACAACAAGCACGTGCCGCTCGCCTACATGCGGGCGAGCCGATGGCAGCGGCTCGAACTCGTGCGCGGGCTGATGGACTCCGACGGCACGATCACACCTGACGGCAAGCGCTGCGAGTTCTCGAACGCCGACCGGGGGCTCGTCGATGCGATGGTCGATCTGCTCCGCGGGCTCGGCTACAAGCCCGCGATCTATCATGGGCGGTCGCGCCGGAAGGTCTTCGGGCGGGACGGCCGCGCGACGACGTCCGCCGAGTACTGGCGCGTGTCGTGGACGGCCTATGCCGAGGAGCCGATGTTCCGGCTCTCGCGCAAGCGGGCCCGGATGCGCTCGATCGAGTCCGGGCGGCCGTGGAAAAGCCGTCGCCGGCGCATCGTCGCGATCCGGCCTGTGCCGAGCGTGCCGGTGCGCTGCATCGAAGTGGACTCGCCGAGCCACCTTTTTCTGTGCGGGAAGGGCTGGATCCCGACGCACAACACCGAGGCGGGCAACAACTGGATCGGCTTCGTCATCCACCATGCGCCCGGTCCGATGCTGGCGGTCCAGCCGACGGTGGAGCTCGCCAAGCGCAACTCGCGGCAGCGGATCGACCCGCTGATCGAGGAAAGCCCGGAGCTGCGCGAGCGGGTGAAGCCTGCCCGGTCCCGCGACGCGGGCAATACCATGCTGTCGAAGGAGTTCGCCGGCGGCATCCTGATCATGACCGGGGCGAACTCGGCGGTGGGGCTGCGCTCGACCCCGGCGCGCTACATCTTCCTCGACGAGGTCGACGCCTATCCGGCCTCGGCCGACGAGGAAGGCGATCCCGTCACGCTGGCGGAAGCCCGTTCGCTGACCTTCGCCCACAGGCGCAAGGTGTTCCTGGTGTCGACCCCGACGATCCGCGGGCTCTCCCGGATCGAGCGGGAGTTCGAGGCATCCGATCAGCGGCGCTACTTCGTGCCGTGCCCGCATTGCGACGCGATGCAGTGGCTGAAGTTCGACCGGCTGAGCTGGGAGAAGGGGCGCCCGGAGACGGCGGAGTATCTCTGCGAGGGCTGCGAACGGCCCATCGCGGAGCATCACAAGACGAGGATGCTCGAGCGCGGCGAGTGGCGCGCGACCGCCACCGCCACCGATCCGACCACGGTCGGCTACCACCTCTCGGCGCTCTATTCACCGGTCGGGTGGCTCAGCTGGCAGCGGATCGCGCGGGCCGCTATGCAAGCGACACAGGGCGGCGACGAGGCGATGCGGGCATTCCGGAACACCATCCTCGGCGAGACCTGGATGGAAACCGGCGAGGCGCCCGACTGGCAGCGGCTGGCGGACCGGCGCGAGGCATGGGCTCCAGGCACGGTGCCGCAGCGAGGGCTGTTCCTGACCGCGGGCGCCGACGTTCAGAAGGATCGGATCGAGGTCGACGTCTGGGCCTGGGGTCGCGGCCTGGAAAGCTGGCTCGTCGATCATCTCGTGCTCGAAGGCGGGCCCGGCGATCCGGCCTGCTGGCAGCAGCTGACCGAACTGCTCGGGCGAACATGGGCGCATGGGTCTGGCCAGCGGATGACGCTTGCCCGGCTCGCCATCGACACGGGGTATGAGACCAGCGCGGTCTATGCCTGGGCGCGGCAGGTGGGCTTTGCGCAGGTGGCGCCCGTGAAGGGCGTCGAGGGGTTCACCCGGACGAGCCCGGTGACCGGGCCGACCTATGTCGATGCCACCGTCGCGGGCAAGCGGCTCCGGCGCGGCGCGCGGCTCTGGACCGTGGCCACCTCGACCTTCAAGGCCGAGACCTATCGCTTCCTGCGGCAGGACCGGCCGACGAGGGAAGAACAGGCGGCGGGCGCGCTGTGCCCGCCCGGCACGATCCACCTGCCGGACTGGGCGGACGGCGAATGGCTGAAGCAGCTGACCGCCGAGCAGCTGGTGACCGTGCGGACGAAACGCGGCTTCGCGCGGCTCGAATGGCAGAAGCTGCGCGAGCGCAACGAGGCGCTGGACACACGGGTCTATGCCCGCGCAGCCGCGTGGATCCTCGGGGCGGATCGCTGGCCCGAGGCGCGGTGGGCCGATCTGGAAGCGCAGCTCGGGATGGCGAAGCAGGACGGGTCTGAGCCCGGTCCAGCGACGGCACCATCCGCCCCAACCCGAACGACGCCGCGCCGGCGCACGGTGCGCTCGAGCTACATGAGGTGATCCATGGCCACGGCCGCAGAACTCCGCGCCCGCCGCGACGCGCTGACCGCGCAGCGGTCCTCGGGCGTGGCGCGGGTCAGCTATGACGGCAAGACCGTGGATTATCGCAGCGTCGCCGAGATCGACCGGGCCATCGAGGCGCTGGATCGCGAGATCGCCGCAGCCGAGGGGCGCCGGATCGTCCGGCAGGTGCGGATGACGACGGCGAAGGGGCTCTGACCGCATGGGCCTCTTCGATCGCTTCCGCCGCCGCCCTGCCGGCGGCCCCGCTGCCGTGCGCGCCCGCCTCGAAGGCGCCATGGCGAAGCGGCGGCTGCGCGGGTGGAACCCGCCGCTCGAGAACATCAACGCGCTGGTCGCCTCGGGCGGCCCGCGGCTCCTGGCGCGGTCCCGCGAACTGGTCGTGACCAATGGGTACGCCGCCAACGCCTGCGAGGCCTTCGCGGCGAACCTGGTCGGGGACGGGATCAAGCCGTCCTCGCTCATCGGAGACGCGAATCTCCGCGACCGGGTCCAGCGGCTCTGGCTCGCCTGGACCGACGAGGCCGACGCCGACGGTCTGACCGACTTCTACGGCCTGCAGGCCATGGTCGCGCGCGAGATGTTCGTCGCGGGCGAGTGCTTCGTCCGGTTGCGCCCGCGCAGGACCGAGGACGGGCTGCTGGTCCCACTGCAACTGCAGCTGCTGCAGTCCGAGATGCTGCCCTTCGAGAAGACGGAGACGGCGGCAAATGGCAACCGTATCCGCTGCGGGATCGAGTTCGATGCGATCGGCCGGCGCGTGGCCTACCACTTCCGCCGCCGCCACCCCGGCGACAGCACCGACCAAGGGGCGGTCATCCCGGAGACGGTGCGCGTGCCGGCGGCGGACGTGCTGCACATCTATCGCCCCATCGACGCGGGCCAGATCCGGGGGCTGCCGCATATCGCACCGGCCATGGTGCGGTTGTTCCTGCTCGACCAGTACGACGACGCCGAGCTCGACCGGAAGAAGACCGCCGCAATGTTCGCGGGTTTCATCACCAAGACCGCGCCGGAAGAGCCCATGATGGGTGAGGCCGAGGCGGATCTCGACGGGGCGGCCATCGCGAGCCTCGAGCCCGGCACGATGCAGGTGCTGCTGCCCGGCGAGGACGTGAAGTTCTCGTCGCCCGCCGATGTGGGCGGCGGCTACGAGGCGTTCCAGTACCGCACGCTTCTGGCGATCTCGGCCTCGCTCGGGCTGCCCTATCACCTCGTCACCGGCGACGTCCGGCAGGCGAATTACTCGAGTCTCAGGGCCGAACTCGTCGAGTTCCGTCGCCGCATCGGCCAGCTGCAGCATGGCGTCATCGTGCACCAGCTCTGCCGGGCAGTCTGGCGGCGCTGGCTGGAGACCGCGGTCCTGTCGGGCGCGCTGGAGGCCGATCCGGCAGAGGTGCGACCGGTGCAGTGGATCCCGCCGCGCTGGGACTGGGTCGATCCGCTGAAGGACATCCAGGCGCAGGTGCTGGCAATGGAGGCGGGCATCACCTCGCGGCGCAAGGTGGTGGAGGCCACCGGCTACGACGTCGAGGAAGTGGACCGCGAGAACGCCGCCGACGCCGCGCGCGCGACGGGTCTCGGCCTGCGCTACCGCACCAGCCCCGGCGAGACGCAGGGCGCCCGCGCGACGCCGGCGACCCGGGCCGAGCCCGGCGATGGCGCCGGTAACGACACGGACGACGGCGCCGACGCGACCGATCCGGCCACCGAACAGGAGTGACGACATGGCAAACTGGTATGCGATCCGCGCCCGAGGGACGGGTGCGGAAGTGGCGATCTATGACGAGATCGGCGCCTACGGGGTCTCGGCGAAGGGCTTTCTGACCGAACTGGGCGCGCTGCCCGAGGGCACGCCGGTCGATCTGCGGCTCAACAGCCCTGGCGGGTCGGTCTTCGACGCAGTCGCGATCCACAACGCGCTGAAGCGGCACGAGGGTACGGTCACGGTCTGGATCGACGGCATCGCCGCCTCAGCCGCCTCCTACATCGCGATGGCGGGCGACGAGATCGTGATGCCTGAGAACGCCTTCCTGATGATCCACGACCCCGCCGGCCTCGTCATGGGCACGGCCGAGGACATGCGCGCCATGGCCGAGGCGCTCGACAAGGTGAAAGGCAGCCTCGTCTCCGGCTACGCCGCGAAATCCGGCCGGACGCCGGACGACGTCTCCGCGCTCATGGCCGCCGAGACCTGGTTCGACGCGTCGGACGCGGTGGCGCAGGGCTTCGCAGACCGGCTGATCGAGCCCGTCCGGATCGCCGCGCGCTTCGACATCGGCCGCTTTCGCAACGCGCCGCCGGATTTGGTTGAAGCTATCGAAGCCGAGCCGGAGCCCAACGCTGAGTGCGACGGCCGGGAGATCGAAGCGGACGAGGATACCGACGCCGCCGCCGAAGGCGACCCGGTCGAGGGCGCCAAGGACGAGCCGGCCGCCACCTCCGACGACCCGCGGCCGTCGGCCGTGACGCTGCCGCCCAGTGGCGCGCCGCCGGACCCGGACGCGATCCGGGCAGAGGCCATCGGGCATGCGCGGGCCGTCGTCGATCTCTGCCGTCTCGCGGGCCAGCCGCAGATGGCCGGCCGCTTCCTCGAAGAGGACGCCAGCCTCGACGCGGTGCGCGCGGCGCTCCTCGCCGCCAAGGCCGAGGCGGAGCCCGAGATCGCGCCCCATCACCCGCAGCCCGGCCGCTCCTCGGCCGCGCGCCCCTGGGGCGAGATCGTCGCCCGCACCTTCAAGCTGAAAGGATGACATCATGACCACGCTGGTCGAAGGGAAACACCCCGGCGACTTCCTCGTCTGGGAGGCCTTCCGCGACTACACCCGCGAGACGATCACCGTCGCGGCGGGCACGCTCGAGCCCGGCACGGTGCTCGGCAAGATCACCGCCTCGGGCAAGTACGCTGCCCACGACCCGGCCGCCGTCGACGGCACCGAGACCGCCGTCGCGGTTCTCTGGGGCAAGGCGGATGCGAGCGCTGGCGATGCGCCTGCCGTCGCGGTCGTTCGCGGCCCCGCCATCGTCAATCGCCACGACCTCGTCTTCGCCGGCACGCCCAGCGCGGGCGAGATCGCGGCCGCCCACACGGCGCTCCTCGCCGCGGGCATTCTCGTCCGCTGACCCAATCCCGACAGGAGGCATCCTCATGGCCACCATGGACATCTTCGAAGGCGATGCCTTCACCATCGTCGAGCTCACCCGCGCGCTCGAGAACATCCCCTACAAGCCTGCGCTGCTCTCGGGATCGAACCTCTTCAGCCCGCGCGGCGTGCGCTCGCGCACCGTCGTGATCGAGAGCCGCGACGGCACGCTCTCGCTGATCCCGTTCTCCGAGCGCGGCTCAGCCTACGAGCAACAGGTGCCCGACCGGCGCGAGATGCGCGCCTTCGTCTGCCGGCAGTTCAAGAAGCAGGACGTGCTCTGGGCCTCCGAGATCCAGTCCGTCCGCGACTTCGGGTCGGAGAGCGCCACTCAGCAGGTGCAGACCGAGGTGGCTTATCGGCTCAGGAAGCTCCGCCAGGACGCCGAGACCACCTTCGAGTACCACCTGCTGAACGGCATCCAGGGGCTGGTGAAGGACCCGAAGGACCACGCCACGGTCGTGAACTACTTCACCGAGTTCGGCATATCGCCCGCCGCGGAGATCGACTTCGACCTCGACAATGCGAGCCCGGCCTCCGGGGCGCTACGGAAGCGCTGCCAGGCGCTGATCGAGAGCGTCGAAGACTCGATGGGCGGGCTTTCGGCCGGGGCCGTGCAGATCCGTGCCGAATGCGGCTCGGCCTTCTTTGCTGATCTCGTGGCCCACAAGGAGGTGCGGGAGACCTATCTCAACACCGCCGCGGCAGCCGATCTGCGCGGTCGCGTCGCCGACGAGGTCAGCTTCGGCGGCATCACCTTCCGCCGCTACCGGGGCGGCGTCGGTTTCACCGTGCCCACCGACAAGGCGTACTTCTATCCCGAGGGTATCGAGGGGCTCTTCGAGATCTACTACGCCCCCGCCGACACCTTCGAGACGGTCAACACGCTCGGCCAGCCGCTCTACGCCCGCACGATCCCCGACCGGGATCGCGACGAGTGGGTGCGGCTCGAGATCGAGAGCAACCCGCTCCCGATCTGCACCCGCCCGCAGGTGCTGCGCTCGGCGCGGCGAACCTGATGACCGCCTTCGCCGCCGCCCTCGACGCGCTCTTCGCGGATGCACATCTCGCGCGCGACGTGGTCTACACCGCCGAGGGCGGCGCGCCTTCGCTGGTCCGCGCTATCCTGCGGCGCCCCGACGACATCACCGGATTCGGCGAGGCACGGATCTGGTCGGAGAGCACCCGGCTCGATCTGCGCCTCGCCGAGGTGGCGAACCCGCGCCCCGGCGACCGGATCGAGATCGATGGCGAGGCCTTCCTCATCCAGGGCGAGGCTGTCCGCGACCGCGAGCGGCTCGTCTGGACCGTGGACCTGCGCCCGGCCTGACCGCGATGAAGCTGAAGCTCGACATCACGCCCGATCTCGTCGCCGCCATGGCGGCAGAGGTAAAGGCCGGCGAGAAAGCTGTCACCGCCGCCATGCGCGAGGCCGGTACCGGGCTGAAGACCGCCTGGCGCGGCCAGATCACCGGCGCGGGGCTCGGCCGGCGGCTCGCGAACTCGATCCGCAGCCTGACCTACCCGAAGGCCGGCGAGAGCCTGAACGCCGCGGCTCTGGTCTGGTCGAAGGCCCCGGTCATCGTCGGCGCTCACGACACCGGCCCGCTGATCCGCTCGAGAGACGGGTTCTGGCTCGCGATCCCGCTGCCCGCCGCAGGCAAATCCCTGCGCGGCGGCCGGATCACGCCCGGCGAATGGGAACGCCGCACCGGCCTGCGCCTGCGGTTCATCTATCGCCGGAGGGGGCCGAGCCTGCTGGTGGCAGAGGGCCGGTTGAACACGAAGGGCCGTGCCGTAGCGTCACGGTCAAAGACCGGCCGTGGCCTCGTGACCGCGCCGATCTTCCTTCTGGTGCCGCAGGTCAAGCTGCCGAAACGGCTGGACCTGGCGCGGGATGCCGAGCGGGCGCATGACTCGCTGCCGGGGCTGATCGTTGCGAACTGGGCTTCCTCGAACATATAGTCTACTGCGAAGCTTTTCACTGCAGTCAGGCATTGTTGCAGAAAGGTGGTCTGAGGCGGAGTTTACCCTTTCCCCTTGAGGCTCAGGCCACGCGGACGATCTCGGCGGTGCCGAGGGCGTTGAAGCGGTTCATGAGGGCTACGCGGATGTGGATTTCGGCGGTCTGGCGATCAGGGTCTCTTGCGGCGATGCGCTCGCCGAAGGACTTGAGGCAGCGCATCCTGGCCTCGGCGCGGCTGCGGGCGTGGTATCCCGTCCACCGTTTCCAGAACGCGCGGCCGTAGTGACGCGTGGCGCGCAGGGTTTCGTTGCGGGCCCGGGCGGCTGGGCAGTCCTCCTTCCACGGTCGGCCATTCTTGCGGATCGGGATGATCGCCGTGCCACCGCGTGCGATGATGGCGCCGTGGCAGCGGCGGGTATCGTAGGCCCCATCTGCGGTAACGGTGCCTATGTCTTCGTCTTCAGGGATCTGGCCCAACAGGTCCGGCAGGACGGGGCTATCGCCTTCCCGGCTGGGGGTGAACTCGACCGCGCGGATGTCGGAGGTGGCGGTGTCCATGGCCAGATGGACCTTGCGCCATTGGCGCCGGCCTTGCACACCATGCTTCCGGGCCTGCCATTCACCGTCGCCGAGAAACTTGATGCCGGTGCTGTCCACCAGCAGGTTCAGCGGCCCGTCGGCACGGCGATACGGGATCTGCACCTTCAGGGTCTTCTGTCGTTCGCCCTGAACAAGTTCCATGTTATTGATTTAGCGTCGATAAATTGCGGTTTTTCTCGCTTCTGACCGCAAGGTTTTGTATTCTTGTGGCCGAAACCCTGCAATTTCGGTTCTAGCCATGAAGCA